TTGGCAGAGGTGATGAAGACGTTGTCCGCGTCTGCGGAGTTAACGGGTGCTTCGCCCATAGAGGCCAAGCACGAGTTGATTACGGTCAGTTCAGTGATCAGCACGGCTAATCCTCCATACGCGAAAAGCCCCCGCTGCGCGAGGCAAGCGGGGGCTAGGGTTTACGGAAGCAGAATCGCCCCGGCAAACTCGGTACGGTCTGGGGTAGCGGCGAAGCTCAGGTGAGCGTCAACGTACCACGACTTCGACAGCTTGTCGTAGAACACGTCCGAGGTCAGGCTGATAGTCTCACCAGCCAGGACGGAACGCGGGGCCATGGCCAGAGCCACCAGCTTCGAGAAGTCGCCGGCGTAGTTAGCGCCGAGCAAACGACCAACCGAGTTGCCGCTGTCGTCGTCGGTAGCGATCACGCCGTTAGGCAGGTTCGCGGTGGCCTTGACAGGAACGCCCCAGGCCTTGAAGATGTGGCCGGCTACGCTGGTGCCGTCGCTGGTGAGGTACTCACCGTTGATGACTTGCTCAGCTTCCAACAGTGCGTAGAACACGGTAGGACGCAGGAAGATAACCAGGCCGTCTTGGATCGGGTCAACGTCCTTCTCTTCCATCTGTGCGAACAGACGGGAGAACGAGGCGTAGAGCTTAGCCGGGTCGGTGGCATCGCCAGCGAGGGCCAGGGTTTCCTGGGTGCCGCCGAAGTGGCCCGGTAGTGCGCCGTACGGGGACTCGGTAGCGAGGGCTGCCTTGGCACCTTGGACGAGGAACGCGGTGTCCTTGAACTTGGCGATCTTCTTGCCGTGTTCCATGCCGATTTCCTCACGGACATCGTACTTGGTCTGGAACGAATCCAGCAACGGCAGGGTGGAGCGGGCATAGCACAGGGTGTCGATAGTCACCGAGGACTTGCTGAACTGGTGGATGGTGCCATCCGGGGTAACGCCGGGAACTACCTTACCCAAGGTGGATTCGCCGATGGCGTCCTTGGAGAGAGTAGCGGTGCCGGTGACCTTCTTAACGGGCAGCCAGCCCTCGGTCACGGAGCGGCGCTGGATGGTGCCTTCTACGATACCAGCGAATTCTTCGATTATGAGGGCGAGCGGGTCGCCCGCACCGAGCTGCTGGTTAGGACGAGTAACAACGAAAGCGTCGAGGGACATGTATTGCTCCTAGGAGGAAAGTTCTTATTCCTGTAGATGGGTCAATTAATCAGCGGGCAAGCCGATTAGCCAGAGCGCGGTATTCCGGGGTCTGGTTGTAGGTGTCGCCGTACTTCTTGTGCAACTTACCGGCCTCTCGGGAGAACTCCACGCGGTCGATAGTGCCTCCGCTCGCGGCTGGTGGCTGCGGGACGGCTGCGTCGGACACTGCCTTCTGGCGTGGGGCCACGTCTACGCCTTGCTGGTTGGAGTAGTTGTGGGCGATCCAGAGGGCTGCCATCTTGGCCGTAGCCGGTGACTGCAACATCTCGTTGACCGTCGCGGCTTCCTCTTTCGAGGCGGCACCGCGTGCCCACTTGACGGCCTCCTCCCAGTCCACACCCATGGCCTCGGCCACCTGGGTGACTGCCTCGCCTACGGACTTTGCGTCCGCCTCGGCGCTGGCCTTGAACTTGCCATACGCTTGCTCTCCAAGGGCTACCGCCTGTTCCCAGCCGGCTGCTCCCTTCTCGGCCAGAAGCGCCTTGAGCAAACCGAAGTCGCCCTGGTACGCCGCCTGCATAGCGGGGTGGTCGTCTTGGATGCCGGCCTTGTAGATAAAGCCGAGGGCGTAGTCCAGTCCGGGATCACCGGTCGGTTCTACTGCGGGTGCCTTGCCTTCCGGTTTTGGTTCAACCGGGGCAGGGATTACCGGGGCTACGGCGGGTGGGCCGATGGCCACGGTCGGTGCTACTGCTGGAACTACCGGCGCTTCTACTGGAGCCACTGCTGGTACTGCTGCTGCTTCTGACATGCTTACTCCTGAATGGCGTCTTCTGCTGACACTGCGATTGCAGCTTGGCTGGCTTGTTCATTTACTTGCTGCTGGCGAATCTGCTCCTGCGCTGCGGCGACTTCCTCGTCCGAGGCGATGTACCGTACACGATCCACACCGGCACCTGCCGCCATGTCTGCGATGATGTTACCTTCGCGGAGACGTAGACGGGTGTTAGGTTGGATGCTGTCCAACGTAGTCACGTCTTGCAGGAAGATCATCATGCGCTCACGGTCAGCGTTGCGGCTCAGTGCGTCCAGGCCGGTGATGATCACGGGCTTGACTTGCGTACCGGCTAGCTTGATCTTGGCCTTGCGTAGGAGCCATAGAGCCAGCGGCTGCTGTGCGTCTAGGGCGAGTCGAGAGTACGTGCCACCAAGGGACGACTCTAGCTCCATCGCCTGGATACGAATCTCCTCGGCAGTCACCCGCTCGGCGTCCCGTGTCACTGCGCTATTCATCAGGAAGCCACGGCCCAGGCGCTGCGCAACATCCTGGCGGATGCTGAGCACGGTGGACAGTTGGTTGCCGATGCTTGCGAACAGCAGGCTAATGTCGTTCTGCGCGCCGGGGACTACTGCACCGTTGGCTGCTCTGGTCACGTCCTCTGGCCTGGTTATCCCGCTTGGGTTCGCCAGCCATTTGAAGGTGGTGGCTAGGGCTGAGCCATCGGACAGAGCGTGGGACAGTGACTCGTGTTCGGCCAGATCGTTAGCGTACTCCTCGGCTCGGCCTACACCGTAGTGCTGGCGAGCTGGGAGGCGCCAAGTCAACGGACGCCACGGCAGGCTAGCCGGGGAATACTTGCCGTTGAAGCCGTCGCTCAGCTTGAGGTCGTCGACCCACACGGTACTCCGGTAGTCGCCACGTACAAGCTTGACCCAGGTGAACAGCTCGACCTTGGTGTCCCACTTGCAGCCGGGATACCGGGCCTTGTACTCCGCTGCTGCCTCTGGCTCAAGCTCGTCCAGGGTGTAGCACTCTCGGATCATGATGCAAGCGATCTTGCCCTTGGCGTTACGCCGTACAACGTAGTCTCGGATGCCTACGATGTTCAGATCATCGCCGCTTAGGTCTAGCAGGCAGTTGCCCACGCAGACCAAGTGCAGCATAAGCTCGAACAGTTGCTGCCGCTGGCCCGCCTGCTCCAGTTCCTGAATAGCCCGGCGTTCCCCTTGCACCAGTGCGGTGGTAAGGTCTTCCTCGGCTACGCCCAGTTGGTCGATCAGCTTGGCCTTGGCCGCGTCGTCGAACTCTAACCGCATGAATGGCCGGCTCGGTGCGAACATAGCCAGCATCAGCTTGTTGACCAAGTGAGTAGCGCCCTGCCCCCCAAGGCTGGTGAAGCCGTTGGTAAGCTGGTCGGTGTCGGTGTTGTAGAACGTGGTCGTCATCACTGACGGGATGGTGAGCTGTGCCAGCCGCTCCAGGCGATTCAACATCGCTTGTCGCAGGCCGTCCAGCTTACCCCACTCTGCCTTTGCAGACACTGTGTCTGGCTGGTTGTCGTAGCTCACAGGCGGATACTCGGGCCACCCGCTGCACCACCTACGCTAGTGGTCTGGAAGCGCTTGCGGCGTTTGGCTGCCTCGGCTGTAGCGGGGGCTAGCTCTACCTCCGGCTCGCCCACCTCTACCTGCTCCATGTCCTTAGCTGCACCAAGGACTCGCTGCCGCTCTTGCTCAGCTTGTTGGGCAAGGGCACCACCACGGGCTGCCTCTGCTGCCCGTGCAGCTTCCCCCATAGCCTGCGATTCTGCTTGCTGGGCTTGAGCCTTAGCTGCTTTCTGTGCCTGCTCAGCCGGAGATAATGCTTTGGCCGAGCCATACAGCGCGTCGCCGGATGGCTCCGGGAGGCCGAACGACTTAGCCGCTTGGTGCCCGAGGTCGAACTTGGCCAGCGTCTTCTTGATCTTTTTACCCATTACTGATTCTCCGATACTTGATTGCGTAGTGCCCTTGGTTTATCCGGTGGGAGTACGCCACATGCTTTAGGCCGCTGGACCGCGCCTTGCGCAGTAGCCACCTCACGAACTCCCTTCCTACCGCTCCACGGTACTCGGGTAGTACGTACTGCCATTGCAGGGTAAGGCACAAGCCCACATGCAAGTCCTCGTCGAGGGCAGCACAGGCGTACCCCACAACCGCCCCGCGCTCAGACACCACCAGCTCGTACCTGTCCAGTGATTCCATGGCTTCCCGCAGCCGGGAGGTTACCTGCTCCAACGTACCACCTTCCCTGAACTCTGGGAACTCCGCGTACCCCGCAGGTATTAAGCTGGCCCCAAGGCAGGGTTGGCCGGGTGTGCGCTGCACTACCTCGAACATAGGTTCTATTCCTGTAGACGGGTCAATTAGCGATCACTCACCAGCTCTTGCTCGATCTTGTCCAGAACGTACTGCTGCCCCACCAGGGAGGCAGCTTGCAGTTGGGTGGTCGTACCCGTCACTACCTGCAAAGGCAGGGTGTTCTTGAATCGAAGAAATTCACTACGCATGATACGACCTACTACCACAGGGGGAGGAGTAGCTACCTTTACAGATAACTCCTTCTCTTGAGTAGTAATAGTCGAGAGTAATACTGATAACTCTTTTCTAAGTAACCACTTAGCTATAGCTTTAAACATATCTATATTACTCCTATAGAGATCGTGGTATATCTGTCCCTGTAGATGGGGCAATTGATTTTGTTAACAGAAGAAATACTTAGAGTCCTTAACTCCTGCAAGATCAAGCTCGCCGCTGCTAGGGATTTCCTTCTGTACTCCGTAGTGATTAGCGAACTGCGAGAACGGTTCGTTAGTCTCGTACATCTGTACAAACGTAGATCGGATAAGCTCATGAAGCTTAGCAACGTCAGGAGCTAAGGCACCATAATCGTCATGGATGAAAGCTAGGTGTCCTAATCCTGCATCCTCGGCGGCGTTAATCAGTAGGTGCATGTGGGCTGCGTCACAGCTATGGACAAAGTTAGGTGCAATGCCATTCCTATGTCTGCGCTTGTCGACTTCACCCGACCACGTAGCTACGCTGGGCCTGATACGCAAGCCACCGATCAGCCGCGTCTCGATCTTGATCACGTCTAGCTTGCTGTACTGCTGGCGGACTAGGAAGCCGCTGGGGCTGCGCCACTGGACTTCCTGTATGCCGGCCAGGATCAGCTCATCGCTCGCGTCCTGTAGCCACTCCATGGCCTCTCGTGCCTTGATCACCACGTTGCCTATGGCCTTCCATACCCGGTAGCTAAGCCAGTTGGCTGCCCGGTTGTACTCGTCCTTGGCGAACTCTGGCGCCTGTCCTTGCTGTAGGTACTCCTTGAGTATGAACTCTGCGCATGAGAATCTAGTGCTGCCGTAAGGAAGAGTCATTACGCTTCTCTTCACCAGCCCCCGACTCAGGGCGTGCTGTCGCCAGCGGTGCCCGATGAACGACTCGTCGTCGGTCTGGTCGGCAGCGATGATCCTGGACGTCTCAGAGGCCACCAGAGCGTAGATGTCCTGTTGGGTAGGCGATGGTACTAGGTTGGTCGCAGCTCCTCCCACAGCGTCTCTTAGCATGGCTGAGAAGTGTTGCAGGCCGTTGCACGAGCCGTCCTGGCCAAGTGGCAGGCGGGTACGGAAGCCCTCTCCATCCTCTACCCAGTCCCGGTACTCGAAACACCAAGCGATAAACTGGAACGGGGAGTCAGCTTCTGTCCACTCCCGGTGGTTGATCGGGTCGTTGGCCATGGCCAAGATCATGTCGTGCCGGTCCTCGGTCCACTTCACCCGCTCGTCCAGGGTAGCCTTGTCGAACCCGAAGCGGTTGGCACCGGCGATCTTGAACCAGCGGCCGGCATCCCAGGTGTCCACAGCGGCTCCTGTACCGGCCATTAGAAGGGCTTTCTGTAGGTCGCTGCCCTGCGGGCTGACCCCGCGAGTCATCGCGTAGAAACGGCCCCTGTAGTCCACCTGATACACGAAGTACAATGACGACTCTCGGAACATCCGGGCCACTCGCAGTGCCTCGTAGTACCGGCCCCACTTGACCCCACGGATGCGGCGCATCGTGTGCCACTCCCGGACCTCCGCGCGCCAGCTAGCGAACTCCTGTAGCTGCTGCGGCCCCATCGTCTCCTTGGTCATGTCCTCGGACAACCAGCCTGGCTTGTCCGGCTTGGGATACTCGGCCTGGGCCAGCACCTCACCAACATCGAAGTGTTGCCCGACTTCATCCACGAGGTCTAGTACCCTGCCGTTGATGGCCCAGGCGTCTCCCTGGAGCCTGTTTACGGCCCGTAAAACGAGAGGTGGTACGTCTGCCTCGTATTCCACGTAAGGCCTCCCTCTGACCACGCATGGAGCGGTACGCCGCATTGCGTCTGTGTGGTATCCGCCTTGGTTGGGCGTCGTCCACGGCACCGGAGGTATCACGCAGGGTAGGGTCTGCGGCATAGCGCCAGCGATGAACCCCGATACCTGCTCCACTATGCCTGCTACCTCCGGCGCTAGCGTCACAAGCAACAGCTTCTTGCGGCGCTCTACAATCTGTTCGATCTGTACCACACCAAGCTCGCGGGCTAGGCTTACCAGCAGCGTACCGATCCCCATGCACTCGGCGTTGGACCAGACCGGAAGTGCTACCCCGGCTTTCTCTGCCTGCATCTTGAACACACGGAGCCGGTGCCGCTCACTCTTGGTCATCCGGCGCTCGAAGTCGTGTACCAACGTGTAGTACAGCTCCGGGTTGATCGACTCGAACTTAGCCAGCAGCGACTCGCCGTATACTGTCTTGCCGATGGCCTCAGCCAGCTTGGCTAGGGTCACTCGCTCGTCGGTGCTGACCACTCCCAGGATGTGGCGGATGGTGATGAAGGCCAGGACCAAGGGATCATGCTCTCGTAGCAGCCCCTTAGCGCTAGCCTGTACACCCCGCTTCACCTCTGCCAGATACGACCCGAGCATTGCCGCCATCGGCTGAACATAGCGACGGTAGACTGCCTGGGCGTAAGGGTTATCGTATGCCCGTCCGTTGTCCTCGTTGCGTTGAAGATGGGCGATTGCTTTGTCTCGCCCTCCCGTTACCATGTCCTGCTCAAGGTCGTGCTGGTTCATTCGTTACTCTTTGTCAGGGCGCATACGATGGAAGCGAGGCTCGCGGAGTACGCCGTGTTCGCTGCCGGCCAGGGCGTGGACTTCTACTACCGGGCTGACGTCGTCAGGGTTATTCCAGTAGCGCTGTCGCTCCTCGGTTGTTAGCGTTCCACCACCAACGTCGATGATTTCCCCGTTGTACTCACAGCGCAACGAGCCGACCATGCCAGCAAATTTTCCCTTTCCCTCAGTGACTCCGACGCAGCGGAGGTCTAGGGACAGGTGATCCTTTACCTTGATCTGCTCGCCGCCCTTGCCCGCACCGGCTACCCACCAGCCGTCGAGCTGCTTGGCCACGTAGCCGTCCAGGCTCCAGACGCCCCCCAACCGCAGAACCTTGAGCAGCTTGTCCGCCGTAGGCAACTCGCTCGGGCGGAACATGTGCGGCAGGCAGGAGTAAATGAACTCCTTGGTACGGACGAGCGCAGTGATGAAGTCCATCCGGGTCTTGTACCGGCACTCGCACTTACCGGCCTCGAAGTCAGCCAGCGGCACCCCGTCGAAGACGAAGTACAGGAGATTGGGTGACGGGCTGTGACGGCGGAAGTCGCCGCTGCCCTTGGCGTGTGTCTTGAACGGATCGTAAGCCTCGCCGAAGAACACGTAGTTCTGGACACCGGACTGCTCCAACTCCTCGACGATGTGCTGGCAGGACTTCACCTCCTTGCCCTCTCGGGAGTACGCCGTACCCTTACCGCCGCGCAGGACTACGATCATGTGGCAGCCGTCGTACTTGAGCTGCCATGTGTACTCGGTGTCGTCGTGGATGTCTAGCCGTTCGGCCAGGGCTTTACCCAGGTTGCTCGGCTCAACCGGCTTGTGGACTAAGTGCGTTCGTTTCGGCAGCTCAGAAGTCATAGCCGGCGATCCTCGCGTCAGTGAACAGGCCGTCTACCTGAGCGTAGCCGAGCTGCCCGGCCTCCTGGGCCGATGACACCGCGGCCAGAACCTCGGCCACTTCCTCGGCGTTTCCGGTGTCGATAGCAGCCGACAGGCTGTCACTCAGGCCGCCGTACACTGACACACTTACTTGCTCGTTCATACGGACTCCGGGAATTTGTGGTCCAGCTCAGCCAGAAACAGCGCGTTCGTGGCGATATGTGCTCGGTGCGGCAAGCCGCTCTCAGGATCGTTGACCTCACCACGAGCAATCGCGTTCTCGTGCCGCTGTAGCGCAGCCCGGTAACGTCGCTTAGCCTCCGGCACCTGCTGCCAGGAGTGCGGGATGTATCCCTTGCCACCTTCCGGCCACGGTGCTTCCTTCTTGGACTGTACCGCCCAGGTCAGAACCTTGACCACATCCAGCAGGGCGTTAGGCATACCATCCATAAGCAACTCGAATCGTGGCTTACCGTCGTCGGCCTTGAAGGCTTGGTTGTCTGCGGCCGAGGGCGCTGGTGGCCTCGGACGAGTGGTGTACGGGCACTCTAACCCGAAGTGGTCGCCGCCGAGCCAGCCGCAGCTGTCACATTCCCAGGCTCGCATTACGTCGTGGACGTACACCTGCACCTGCTTACCGTTTACTTTAAAGTGACCCATTCCATCGGCCCTCCTTGTTGAGAAGCAGGGGAATTAGCGTAGGCCGACCGTTGAGGATCATGGTGCAGCCTAGGACAGGTTTGCGCAGGCTGTGCTTGCCGTAGGCAAAGGCGTAGCTGTCTTTGTCGATCAGGCAGCCCCCGAACGCACCCCAGTACAGCCGGCTGCTGCTAGCCGTGTACTCAACAGAGTAGTTACCGTGGTTGTGGCCGACCATCAGGTTGCAATCGTTGTGCGCGGCGTCAGACAGGATGTTACCAGAGGCTTGGTGCTTGAACAGCACGTCACCAAGGGCAGTACGTACCCGCCAGCTCTCTGCCCAGTGCCAGCCCTCCCCCCCTCCGTTGGGGAACACGACATCTCGGTACGACTTGATCAACTGGACCGGCAGGCCATGTGCCTTAGCCCGGCGGAACGCCATACTGCCGTGGTTACTGTCGCAGATCAGCATGTCTGGGAATATTTTCTCCAGCTTGTGCAGCCAGGACTTGCCGGCCTCAAGCTCTGCGCCAGCGCTGTCCAGATTCGGGTCGCTATCGTGGAAGCTCATGGCGTGGAAGTCCAGCTCGTCACCGGCGTTGACCACTAGGTCTGGCAAGTACTCAGCAGCCACGGTAGCCAGGAAGCTAAGGGCATCCTCGTGGTGGTACGGGGCGTGCTGGTCCGGGATGTGCAGGATACGCTCGTAGACCGGGGAGTCCCGGCGCACGTCAGCCTTACACGGCTCAGGCGCCGCGATCTTACGGCCCTCCTTCAATTCCCGGTCGGTCTTAGCCATGTTGCCCGTGTTGTCCACGAACAGCTTACGCCAGTAGGTCACGTTCTGCGGGCTGATAACCCGACCACCACCGACTGCGGTGTACGCCTGGGCGGCTACCGTGTCGCTAGGGTTGGAGTTCAGGATAGCCTCGTGCTGTCCCGGCGTGAACAAGCGCATCAATTGACCCCTCATACTTTCTCCTTCGCCCGTGTTGCTCGGGCCTTAGCGTTGCGAGCCAGTCGTTTCTGCTCAGGTGATTTGAACGTAGGATGGAGCGTGGTGCCGAACTGGTGCCGGGTCAGGTACTGGGCCACGTTGTTGCAGAACTTAGAGAATGCTCCTTGATCTGCTAGCCCATACCGGCCCCTGTTGTTCTCCAGCTTGCCGAGCAAGGCGTTACAGCCCCGGCACAGGACGCCCCGGAGGTGGCCACCGGTGTGGCAGTGGTCCAGGCAGGGCACCTGCGGCTTACGCTCGCAGAGGACGCATAGCCCCTTCTGCTCTGCCAGTTTCTTAGCTCGCACCGGGGCGATCTGGCTATGCTTGAGTTGTTCCAATGGAAGCTACCTCTTGTTTTGCTTGGGCTACGCGGGTTGTAAGGCACTGGCCGGCGTAGAACATGCGGCTGTGCAAGCCTAACTCGCGCTCGTAGAAGAACCAGCCAACGAAGTCGTCCACTGCTGCGGCCTGATCGCGGCGCATCCACAACAGGGCCATCTGCTCGGCTAGCCGATCCGGCCAATCTTCCCCATAGTAGCTGGCGTACAGTGCCGCGACTACGTGTGCAGCCTGCTCGTCGGTATGGCATTCGGACAGGAACTTCTCGGCTGTCTTCTCACCGATCAGCTTGGCCTTGCCGTCTGCCACGTACTTCGGGAGGCCGGGGATGTCGTCCGCAGAGTCACCTTGCAGCACCTGCAACCAGAACCACTTGTGCCCGTAGACCTTCTCGTTCTCCCCGATTACACAGAACTCACTGTTGAGCCGTGTCATCTGGTAGGTTCGCCAGTCTAGGTGCCAAGCCGGGACCATGCGTAAGTCCTTGTCAGCCGTGGCGATAACCGCTTTGTCCACGCCAAGCGTGACTGCATGATACGCCATGCCGTCGTCAGCCTCGCGGGTGCCCCAGGTCTTGGTGGTGAACAGGTCGCCCTTGTAGCTGTCCAACCAGTCGCGGAGGTACTGCCAGTTCTTCGGGTGCCCGGCGCCTCGCTTACCCTGGTACGGGCGGACGGTGGCTATGATGTAGCGGTCGCCCTTGGTGCTGCCGGGGGAGGTCAGGTGTACTACGATCTTCTCGCAGCCCGCCATCGTCCGCATGTTGCCGAGCCGTGTAGCCGCACGCTGCCGTGCATCCCCCGGCGTAGTCTCGTCATTGCCGGCGCAGAAGTAGGCGAGGTAATCCCCGTCCACTATCAACACCCGGCCCGGAACTACGTCAGGGATTTCAGCAACGGGAGCTACCGGCTGGTCAGCAGCAGCCTTAGCCGCCGCGTCTTCCAGCCAGCCCATCAGAGCATACCAGCAAGCGGGTCGTCGTCAGCCGCGCCGCCTGCCGAAGGGACACCGCCGTCGAACGGGGCATCTTCTGCCGCGAAGTCCAGGCTACCAGCAGACAAAATTTCTGCCATCGGGCTGTCGGCCCAATTGGTAGCGGACATGATGGTTTCTTGGATCACGTTCTTGGACTTAGCCGGGGCAGTTACCTTGCCAGTCTTCTCGTCCTTGCGCTCCGGGTAGTCACCGTCGATGTACAGGCTGTCCCACATTTCTTTGGACGGGAAGTCCCACAGGAACAGGCGTAGCTCGCTGATACGCGCCGGCTTGGCGAGCGGCTGCTCCTTGCTATCCGAGTCCATCGGGTCAGCAGGGCGGACAGGCGGCGACACGTTCCACCCCTCGGTCGCACTGCCGATGCTGGCCGTGGTAATCTCGTCGGTGCTACCGGCAGGCGTCCACTTGTTGTGTACGATCCGCAGTAGCCAGTGCTTCTCAAGCAGCTGGGCCGGGTGGGTGATCGAGCTGTCACCATTGCTCAGCTTCTGGAACAGCTTGTAGTACCCGGCCTTCTCGTTCCGGCTGATCGGGGTCTTGATGGTGATGCGGTGCGGTATCAGCTCGCCGGTTTCTTCGTTCTTGCGCGGGGCGTTCTTGCCCCCGGCCAGCTCGAAAATCCAGTGGGCGTACGGCTTGATCGAAGACACACACTTCACTGTCTTCTCGTGGTTGCCGACTTCGATGTAGCCAACCAGCGTTCCGATACACAGGCCTTCGGCTGGCGGAACGTAGCCGCCACCGCCACCCTTCTGGACTTCGTTGACGTTCGGACCTTGCTTGGCTGCCTGTGCAATAGCCGCTTGAATATCGTAACCGCTCATGCTTTCACCTTTGGTTGGATGTATTGATCACGCAGGAATGTACGGTAGTACTCTGCTCTTTCTCGGACGCCGTCGATGGTGTGTTCCTCTCCCATGTTAGCGCCCCACTTGGTATCGCTCGGTACGTGGACTGGGATCGGCCAGCCGAAGTACGTCTCCATCAGTTCGCTCGCTGCTTCCATGCTGGCGTGCAGCAGGGCGGCGGCCTCGAAGGCTACCGACTTGTCGCTGTCTGCATAGCAGGCGTCGTGTACTTGGTTGACAAGCAGCGCCTTGCCGTCGAAGTTATCGTAGTGATAGAAGGCGCGGACCGCCAGCCACATGGCTGCCTTGGCCCACTCGCCGCCCTCACCCTGGACGATGTAGTTCTTTAGCTCGGTAGGACTGAACCCTGTCCACCTGCCTTCCCGCTCGACCACGAACTTAGGACTAGGCTGTTCGATGTAAGCGTAGAGCTTGTTGTCTTGGGTACGATAATACCCAGTCCGTAGCTCGACCCGCTTGGCCGGGAAGTTCGGGTGTGGTACGGTCTTGCGGATGCCCCGCTTGCTAGCTTCAACCTGCTTGCCCAGCCAGGAGTAGAACTCCTCGACTCCTGGGTAGCGTAGGTTCTCGGCCACGATCAGAGCGTCTACTTCCTCCCGCTCCATACCTGTTGACGCGGCGATCAGTGCAGCACCAGCACCATACGCACGCTGGAAGCTGAACACCTTGGCCTTGGCACGGCGTGTTGTCCAGACATGCTCGCCTGGGAATCCCTCGACACCCTCTGCCCTTACCGCCAGCACCACCATGTCGTAGTCCACCTTGTAGGTGGTAGCTACTCGGGCGCAGTGCATGTCGAGGCCGGCCTTGAGGTCGGCGATCAGTTGCTTGTCGCCAGTCAGGATGGCCTGGATGTAAATCTCCAGGGCTGTGAAGTCTGACTGGATGATCTTGCCGTCCTCGAACCGAGAGACGAACACCTGCTTGACCTTGGACTTGCCACCCTTCGGGATGTTCTGTAGGTTAGGCTTGCTGGAACTGAATCGTCCGGTAACTGTGCTGGTGTGGTTCAACGAGTGGTGTATCACACCGTCAGGTTGTACCAGGGTCAGCATCCCTACCTCGTCACCCTTCTTGTCGGTAGTGATGAAGTAAGTCCCGAGGTCTTTGGTCAGCGAAGCGTGCCGCGCCATGTCCTTGAGGAACGGGATGTCCCGCTCGCCAAGCGCTTCGATCACCGCGGCTGACGTGGAGTACGCACCCTCGGTGGCCAGTGCCCAGCCAGCATACGGCTCGGTCAGTCGTGGGAACTCGTAGTACCGGTCGCACTGTCTGGTCTTCGGGCCGCGCTCGATGTCAGGGCCAGTAACCTGCTTGGTCTTCGGGCTGCCCGCGTTCTTGCCTGACTGGTAGAACACAATGCCGGGGGCCATCAGGTCTGGTGTGGTGCTGCCGTCAGCCAGGACGTACTGCGTCTCCTTCTTCTGGTAGTAGGTCTGGTCCCCCTGCTCGTCAAGCACGAACTCGGTGCCGGTGTACTTGACCTTGCCCCCGAAGATGAACGCAGACTTCTGCTGCCCGCTGCCCCAGTTGAAAGCCCAAGGTAGATCGGCGGGCAGGTAGCTGTGCAGCTTGGCGTCGAGCAATACCAGCTCTGCTTCCAGCTCAGCCGCTAGCTTGCGGCCTAGCTCTACGTCCACCTTCATGCCGTTCAGCTCGGCTTCGATGGTGTACAGCAGGCTGCCCATGTTGAGCAACAGGCTCTTGGTCTGGCCGCACTCACGGGCACGCTGCAACTGGCCGAGGAAAATCTTCTCGGTGTTGTTCACGTCGCCGTGCAGGTACTCGGTGATCAAGTCTTCGGGTATGTCGGGCGTGTCGATGCCCGCTTCCCACATAGCCTTGACTTCATCCACCTTGGTGTGGCCACCGTAGCGAGGGGCTACCTCGTCCAGGCTCAGCATCTGTAGCTCTGGCAGCATACCGCCGAGACAATATTCTGCAAGCTGGCAATCGAACACTATCCCACCGGCAGCAACCCATTGCTTGTACGCTTTGTAGTTGTCCGCGTCCTTAGCGATAGCATGTAACAGGTCAAATTTTCCATTGTAGGTTACTAGCATACGTGGTCGGCTAGCCAGTAACTTAACTAGCCAGCCCCGTGTAGCGTCAGGATGTAGGAACCGCTGAGTCCTGCTGTCCTCTGACTGGCTCTTCCATCCTACATACACCACCCAGTTGTCAGGATCAAACGCGTTAGCTTTGCGTTTGAATGATGTCTTAGTGGTAGTCTCGCAGTCTAGTGTTACGTATCCGCTAAGTGTTTCCACGTTACCCTCCGTACTACACAGCTTATAGTACCCTGCGATACTCCGTACACTGCTGCCAGCGCAGCACACGGACTGCTCGGCGGTAGCTCCGGCATTTGATAGTGCGGACAGGTAGGTACTGCTTGCCGTCCCACTCATGCAGGTTCACAGTCCCATCAGGGTAGGCCCCGGCGTATCGGTTGCCCATTACCTGGGAGCCATAGGTCCACCGGGTTGGGCTTGTGTTCCCCGCTGGGTAGTCTTGTACTCTGATCATACGGCCTCCACATATCTGCCAGCGGGACCATCAAGAACTAACTCCACCTTGGGAGACTTAGGATGGCCTTCGATGTGCAGCTTGTTCTTGGTTAATCCAATGAAGCGCGTGTTCTCGTACGCCGCTTCGTTCTTCGCGCCGATAGTAATGATCGCGTCGGCTGCACCTTGCTTCCCTGTCTTACTATCTTTGAGCATGGCCAGCGTGGGATAAGCAAGTCCATCGCCGTCTGCGCTGATCTGACTTGTAGCAAGAATAGGACAGTCGTGGCGAACAGCGAGGTCGCGTCCCCACTGGTACATCGCCTCAAGCATCTGGTCAGTTCGCTGTCCACCATTGATCATCTCCCCGTCGAACCGGATGTTGTCGATCATGTCGAAGATCACAATGCCGGGTGGCACCTGGCGCAAGATGTCCTCGATCTGCCAGGAGCGGTAGCCGTGGATGTCCATGATCTTGATTACAAACTTGTCACCACCCACGGACACAGCGTAGGCTTCCCACAGTTTGCCGTCAGTCTGTAGCTGGACTACATCCTTGAGGCTGACACCCAGCGCCGACTGGATCACACGCTTCATGATCCGCTTGCCCGGCCCCTCGTTGTTGAACCAGATGATGCTGCGGCCCTGGCCTGGGTACATGCCTTCCATCTGGTGCGCCATGTACGTCAGGTTATCAGACAGCATGGTGGTCTTACCCTTGTCAGGGCGACCTGCCACTATGATGAAGTCACCGCCACGGAGTGGGCGCATAGTCAGGTTAAGGCAATCCCACCGCCACTTGAACCCGGCGTTGTTCTTGTCCTCATCGAACAAGGTATCAGTCAGCTCGACGAACGGCAGCTTGACCTTGCGCACAACCTGGGACTCGTAGTCCTCGACCAGCGCACGGCACAGCTTGGCTACATCCACCTCGTCGCCACGCTGCCACCGCTCCGCTGCATCGCTCATGGCTACAGCTAGGTCAGCCTCCAACAGCTTGGCCACTAGCATCTGCTTTGCTGTCTCGTTAGGCTCAAGCTCTGCCAGCTCGAACATCTTGCGGTACACACTGATGTCCTCTGGCTTGAGGGTACGGTGTGCCACGGTGGTGAACCAACTCAGGAACTCCCGAGTCAGCGGGATAACTTCACAGTCCTCCACTAGTTCAAAGTACTTGCCGAAGTCAGCAAGGATCACAGCAGTACGAGTGTCGATGGCCCGCTCGTTGACCGTGCGGTTAAGCCGCTTGTAATCCTTGCGGTGCTTTAAAATCTGCAACAAACTTACGTCCAGTGACACGCTACCTCCTGGGTTTCTTCTTGCGGATAGCCACTAGGACTAGGTGCGGGTAGCAATGGTACAGTCGCCGGGCTTTAATCCAGGCTTCTGTCTTGCTGCGGCACCCGCGAATCTCCCGCTTGAGCCATACATCTGTGATGCCTATACGGATAGTCGCAGTGTACTTCGACATGCGGCAAGCACCTCCTTAATCTCTGCCCTGCTCAGTAGCTTAGGGTCTTTGCTGGTTACTATCTTGTGGCAGACTATGCCCACATTGGTTAAGCTTCGCATGATCTTGCCGGCTGCTGCTTGTCCGGGGTTTCCGAACTGCCGACCGTGATCGTCGTCGAGCCACACCAGTACAGGCTTGCCCTCCGCTAGAAGCCTAGCCAATACTGGCGTAGTGATTTTGGTTCCGAGCAACGACCAGCCCTGGCTCACCTGCCCTACCCTGTACGCGGATAGGATATCCTCGGTCAGCACGATCACGTCATCCTCTCCGTAGCACGCCACAAGGGACGATCGATCCACCCTTGGGTTCAGGTACTTAGGCCCGTCTCCCGTGATGCTACGGGCCTGCCAGTAAACCACACGCCCATCCTCCACCACCGGCAGGATGACCCTGTTCAGTCGCTCGTTGTAGTAGGCACCGAGGTCGGCTATGTCTCGGTCAAACAGGGCTGCCTTGTACAGCCAGACACGAGCTGCAAGTGGCCAACCAGCCACGTTGAAGTCGGCAGGGTAGGGTGGCCTAGGGTCGGCCTCTACAGCCCGCTCAGCCGCAGCCTGGGCCGCACGGCGCTGGGCTTTCTCTGCGAGGGAGGGCAAGGGCTTGGGCACCCAGCCTTTATCGGCGCAGCGGTGGCAGTACGCGGCCCAGCCTGTCGGCTTGTGGTTGACGATGAGGGTGTCACCGAGGCCACAGTCATGGCCGAGTCGCTGGCTCTTACCTTCGTCAAGCTCTTGCGCTGCTGCCAACCAGCCAGCCGGGTCAAGCACCTGACCATGCCCACCACTCCAACCAGCAGAGCAGTAGGGTTCCTGTTACTACCACCACGCACATCGCTTTGTCTGACATGGTTCACCTCAGTGCAGTACCCCGTAAGCCTTGGCCTTCTCACGAGCAATGCTCTTGAGTACCAGGGATTGCATACCCTCAAGCAGTTTTAATAGCCGGCCAGTTTCTAGGCCGTGAGGTACAGAGCAACGGAGCATCTGCTCACCCCGCTCGGCGTACACCACAGTCCCGGTGGCCGTTGGTTCCGTGTGCCATTTGGTCAAGCGCATACAGTCCTCCAATAGAGACAGCCCACCCGGAGGCAGGCTGTCGTGTCACAGACCAGGAGTATTACAGGCCGGCGAGTTCGTCTTCCGGCTCTGCTACTGGTGCGGTGTTGTCTACCGCAGACAGCAGCTTGCTGACCTCAACCTCGAACAGCTCAGCAGCAGCGCCTTCGCCAGCCAGTACCTTGACCTTGCGCTTGCCGTCCACATCGTAAGCAGCGATGACGTTACCCGATACAGTGCGACGAGTCTCGGCACGGCCAGCCTCGAAGGTGACAGTGAAGCCGGAGCCTACGTTTTGCAGTGCGTCCTCACGGGCCTGCTCTTCACGCAGGTCGTTGGCTTGGGCCAGGAAAGCAGCAGCCTTCTCCTCGAACTGTGCGATCTTCTCGGCACGGGTCAGGACGATGCGGACTTTGGCGACGGCTGCGGTTTGTACTTCGGACATGGTGTATCTCCAATCAAGGGTGGGTATCGCTAGGCTCGGAAGTGAGCCGCACTGCACCCTGCTACCAAGGTGCAGTACGAACACTTACTCCCAGTCGAACACTGACTCGAAAGGGTAGGCTTCGGGGTAGCCCGGCTCCGGGTAGTTTATGCCGTTAGTGACCAGCACTACGGCCTTCATGTCAGTGCTGTCGGCGCCCTTGCCGCCGTCGAAGTGAAAGCCTTGAAAGGTTTCATCAGGGCCAAGCCGCTCGTGTAGCTCACGGTACTCGGTGTGCTGCTCGACGTACTCGAAGGGGCGGCGTAGGTCTAGGCCTACTGCTCGGCCCAGCAGGTCAAGCATTGGTACTGACACACCGTCACGGAGGTTCAGGTCTTTGCGCTGCTGTGGATTAAGCATTGATGTTCTCCAGATTGCGGGCGAGTTTGCTTGCCTTGCTGTGTACATCCTGTGCTTCACGATGCTCAAGCTCCAGCTCGTGATCAGCGAGCAGGCCGGCATGTCGGATACGCTCTACCTGCTGGTGAGTACGGGCACGGACTACCACTTGCTCATCCCGTACACGCTCTGCCTTGGCTGCTGCCTTGCTGGCTTCACGTCGTAGGAGTACAACACACACACGGATCGCACGGGTCAGGATTTGGTAGATCATTACAGTTTCTCCACGGTCAGACCGACGTTAGGTTGTGGCTTCGGTGCTACGAACTTGAACTTCTCGACCAGCTTGCATAGATTGAACGACTCATCTGGGCTGCGGCGTGCCATAATCTCTGCGACCCTCCGGCCTTCGGCCAGGGTGGGGTAGGTAACAGACGGTACGATCTTAGATGCAGGGTTCCACAGGACGTAGGTTCCCTTGGTTGCGGCAGCTAGCTGCCCCTTGAGCTGTATGTTCTCGGCCTGTGCTGTACGAAGCTCGGCGTAGGCAGCGGCTAGCTTACGCTCGAACAGCCGGCCTTCTTCTTGTTCCGCCTTAAGCTCCTTCTCTACCTCGGCCAACTTGGCAGCCAGCGCAGAGACTTCCGAGTACGCTACCGCCACGCCGCGCTGAGTGTGCCGACGAGCTAGTTCTTGCCGCAGCTTCGGTGTGGTATGCCAGGAGTTGTACGCACTGCCGTCGTTGACCGAGGCGATAAGACCCTGCTCCCTGAGACGCAACAGGCTAGCGGGTACGTCTCGGGTGGTGGTGCCTGTTGCCTTAGCCAGCACATCAGTGCGGACACCAACGTCGGCAGGCTGTGTCAGGATCACGGCGAGCAGTTGATCTTGGTACGCGGAAAAGTTCAGCATCTTACACCTCAAAGAAAGAATCGTCGGACATGCCGATGGTTTGAAAGCCTGCCTCGTACATGCAGGAGTTACGCATAGCGGAGTCAACGTGAGTCTCGCCGCTCATACCAGCACGGTCGAATACGCAAGACACATCCTCTTCCGTGTCCCGCAGTAGCCCACCTCTATCAGCGTACAGCATAGCGTCTTGGTCAGCCGGGTCTGTGTTGTCAAAGCCGGGGTCGTTCATACCATAGGGTGCCGCTAACAGCGGGGAACTGCGGAGTGACCTGCTCATACTGCCTCCAGATTACATTGGTCGATGAAGTCCACGGCGCCGCCACCGAAGCTCACCTTGTAGTACACCTCACCCGCTACTGCTGGCATGGGTAGGGCAACAGTGCCAACCATACCCACGTACCTAGGCTCGGGGTTCATGGTGTCTCGCTTGCCTCGGACAGCTCTCACTGCCTGGCCTACTGAATACTTGTGCATTAGAATCTCCCGCCGTACCACTGCTGGCCTACTATGAAGGCGTCCCGCAGCCTGGCGTTGAACGCAACCAGTGTCTCGTGTACCTCAAGCTCCATGCCTAACTGCTCGGTCATCTGAGGCACGGGCACCCGCCCAGTCACGCGGCCCTCGGCCACACCTTGATCGGTGTACAGTCCAGCGAAGGGATCAGTCAGTATGTAGGAGTCACTGGCTCCGTCGTACATGAAGTTCCCGGTGTGCATGTCGGTGCTGGCTAGGTCTTTCATCGCGTCAAGCACGTCCGCTACTACGTGGCCGAGGTACGCATGCTCTCCTTCCGCCATACGTTGCTGGTCCCGGATGCCGGCGACCTTCTTCTCCGTTGCGTAGTCTGTACGCACGCTTTCGTAGCCCGGCATAGCACACACAAACAACGAGGGGCTAGCCCTGTGCGCCAGGAATATATCAGGGACACCACGACGAGGGTTAGCCTGTGCCCACAGGGCGTACATAGGGTAGCCGTCAGTCGGGTCAGTGCATACCTTCAGGACGTCAGTGCATCCAGGGATGCGCAGCACCGCACCGTAGCAGCCGTAGCCTATAACCTCTAAGCCCGCCTGCTTTAGCCTGTGGTACGCCATGCCACCAGCTCGCTGCTGTTCAAGCGCAGCGATCACCTTATCTGCGAAGTCCGCAGCTCTGATAGTACGTGCATCAATAGCCATATCGTTCCTCACTATAGCCGCAGTCGGCTAGTCTATTGGAGTTAGTGACACCAGCAATGCACCCGGCTAGAGGTGCATTACTTCTGGCACTAGCGGCCCATCCATACCACGTCAGGCAGTGCCTCGTCCCAGTTAGGTTCGCGGCTCAGCTCACGGAACCCGTGCTTGGCGTAGAACTCAAGGAGGTAGCCATCGAAGCAGTCGAGCTGGTCAGCACCCAAGGCTACAGCCTCCCGCACTAGCCAGTCACCATTGCCTGGAGTCTCAGACCACAGGCCAAGCAGTATACCGTTGAGTACAACGAACCCACCAGTCACGACGTTACCGTCCTTGACTAGTCGGATGTGGCAGTGATGAGAGTAGAACGCAGTGATGGTGTTCGCATGGGTCACACCCCTGAACGTACCCGCAGTACGTTGGAACTCAGACGCTACCTTCTCGACCACCTCATCAGCAGGCGAGACGTTAGCATGTACCTTCGGGTTGTACATACGGGCCTTGCCCAGTGCGTTACGGTAGGCGGCAAGCTCTGCCTTCACTATGATACCAGCCATATCATTTACTCCTGATCAAACCATAACCGGCCTGCTACCAGTTCGGATAGCAAGGGCCACGATGTTCGGTACATTGCACAGCCACCAGTCTGGACGCTTGGGCTGTGGTTCTTTCTTGCCGTACAACTGGATGATGTTACTCATCCCAGCGTACCGGGCAGAACTGTTCATCATCTTTGCCGTAGCCATACGCCACGACATAGCCCATTGTCAGCAGCTTAGCAGGTAGCCAGCAGCAGGCGGGATGTAGCGGGTGCCAGACTAATACTTGCATACAGATACCCTCCTAAAGCAGAGTGCCTTGGTCATACAGGCAGCGATAGTAACCAACCTGTAGGCTAGGGAAGTCGGCGTAGTCAGTAGCCTTAGCCACCTCCTTAGCAGCAGCACCGCACGCTGCTACCTTCTCATCCACCACCTGTTGCCAGTGGCTGTTGGTCTGTTGAATCGGTGAACGTGCGCAGCCAGCCAGCACTACAGCCAGGGCGCACAGGATTACCTTGCTCATACAGATACCCTCATCACGGATAGTCCAGCGGAGTGCCCACGGTAGTAGGCACTCGACTTGCTTATCCCTTATGGTACGTCGTTATCTTAGTCCGCTTGCTAGGCGGGCAGTAGACAAACAGGAACCACGCCAGTGCTATCACAATGACCGCGCAAAGTCAGCCACATCAAGGCATACCAATACCACAGTCATAGCCACACCGACAGTCGCCAGCTTGTCGGACCGGACCAGCGCCGCTGCTACCAGCAGGGCACCGACTGCTATGGCAGCCATTAGTACAGTACCCCAGGCCGGCCGAGTTGAGAGTGTGCCAGCAACCCAGTGTGCGCCGGAGTCACCCCGTTCAAGGCGCGGTCAACGTCACTCAGACCTACCTTGACGATAGCGGCGTTAGTCATGTGCCGGTAGAACAGGGCGCGCAAAGCACGAACCTCTGCTTCCGTAAGGGTTAGAGTGTACGTCGTCTCAGTCACCACCGCCGTAAGCTTGCTCATGCTGCCACCGCCTTCACCGCAGGCACTGCCGACTGCAACTCACGGAGCTTACGGAATCCCTCGGCGGGCAGGTTATTCCGGTCGTCCTTCGCCGCCTTCTCAGCCTTGGCAACCAACTTAGCCAGCTCAGTCCCCAGGTCGAAGGCAGTGAACGGGGCCTCTGGCTTGAAGTCCCAAAAAGGCTTAGCCATACCGCCTTCGATGTCCCCCTCTTTCTTGCAGTGTTCCACACCCTTGCCATCCTCAGCCGGCTGGCACTCACCGAACTGCACAGCCCATGCAATCAGGGCATTGCGACGAACAGCGCCAGTGATACCCCGAATCAGGGAGTCCATCGGCGTAGTGTTATGGTGCTTGATGCTGTGCTGGATGGCCGAACAAGCGACCAGATGCAGGCGCTGTTCGAAGTCCTTACCTTGCTTGATCACATCAGTGACCGCAGCAGTCAGGGCTTTGCCAGTCAGCAGGTCTTTAGTAGTAATGCTCATTGTGTTACCTCACTCAGTCAGTAGGAAGTCTATCGAGCAAGGCATCACGAGTTCGTTAGCCTTGCCGGATAGACCTAGGTAGCGTTCGATTGCTAACACACTAGGTCTTTCCTCACCCTTATTGGGACAAGCGTAGGGTGTTACCCTAAACCTGATGACTGTTGAGCCCAGTCTTTACTAGGTGGCCGAAGCCAGACTAGTCGATGTTTATTCTGGTGTTCTCACACCCCAGCCGGATTAGGCACCGAGCCGTTACAGACCTACACTTGTCCCGTCAGTATGCTTAGCACCGTAGTAGCTTAGCTGGTCGCGGACTCTGCCCAAGGTAAGGCAGTGTTGCTTGTATCTAAAGAGCAAGTAACTTAGAGCTAGATGATACGCAAGGCTTTCGATATTGTCAAGCCTGCTATCACACACAAGCCGAAGATAACTAATTCCATGCCCATCATACACCTCTATACAGATACTAATTCATTCGGTGTTCGTCTTGCTTGGTTCACATCATACAGTGTTCGTCTTACTTGTCAAGTCCTATCTGCTATGCCTTCCGGTCTTACAATCAGTAGTACTTAGTAGGAATCTATTGTGTCAGTCGCTTGTCTAGCTAGGCTAGTCGTTGCTTCCAAGATCGTCGATCCCTACTCCCTGGCTACCTCGTTTCCGTTGTTGCTTGGGAGTGGTTGTAGATTATCTACTGATCATCTGTCTGTCAACCTCTATTTACTATCTGTCTGTTAGCTAGGTTCTTGGCTGTTATCTACCGGGGTTCGTCGAGTCTATCTATATAGGTACTAGGTTCCTGTCTTCCTATCCTGGCTGCAAGGGTCTGTCTGATACCTGTCTATCTTCCTGGGTTCTACTGGGAGTCGAGCATATAGATACAACTGATCAATAAATGATCAGTCTGCCAGGGAGACTAAACAACGTCTGAGCATTGCCCTGGCTTCTAGTCTACCTATCTACTGCTATGCCCTTGCGGCCAAAGAGAGTCTGTCGGTTCCTAGCACGGAAAATGGTTGTATTCCTGTAGATGGGTCAATTGATTCATCCGGCGGATTGACCAAGAAAGAAGACAGAAGGGCCGAAAGAAGACAGATGCGCCCCGCCTTCGCGGTTCTCCATCCGTCCTATACATCCTGGCCTATCCTGGCCTCCTCTGTGCCCTTCTCCCGGCCTTTCCCCGGCCTACCCTGGCCAACGTATAGCCTAGGCCGTGCCGCCTTTCCTGCGGCCTTGTAGGAGGCTTCCCGGAACGGGCGTGCCGCCGCCGACGAACGGTAGTAGACGCGACGACCCTCCCGCGTGCTATGATGATGCTTCCTGGCGAGAAAGGCCGAGGGCGTAGGGGGAGACCCGCCACATTTTAGTCGGAGGGACCCCCTCGGGTAAGGACATCAAATTTAGGCCGGTGTCAGTTTATCGTACTCGACCGCCCACATTCCACGGGTAGTTCCGGTCACAATGATCCGCATGTAGTACGTCCCGGCCGGTAATAGTCTCTTACCTTGGCTGACAGTAGAAGCCACGGCTGCGTTACCACCGGTTCCCGTAGCAACAAGCAAGACTTCGCGCTCATTACCACCAGTATGAGTACCACCTGAGCCAATTACGAACGTAGTGGCGTTAGGCGTACCTGTAAGCTTCTTGTTGAAGTGCGTAGTGATCGGGGTAAACGTACCACCGGGAGTACCGCCCGTCATAATCTCTAGCCGCGCCTCTCCTATAACAGTAACCAGGGACTGCGCGTCGAGTGCGAAGTCAGTATCGGCTACGAACTCGATCACGGTGTCAGCGTTGAACTCACGGTACACTCGAAAGGCTTGGCCAGACCAGAGGCCAGGGGATACCATGTCAGCGAACAGCACACCTGCGCGGCTGCGTACAGTAGCGAAGGTGGATAACAGGATGTCAAATACACGCATAGCGTTACTCCAGTGCGTTTACACCGTTAAGGGAGTTGCAAAGCTCCAAGGAGCTGTGATAGGCCAGGAGGCCACGATACAGGCCACCCTTGGTGGTGGGGTCGACCAAGGGGTGAACGCACCGCATAGGTGCCTCAGGGGCAACGTAGGTGCTTGCACAGGCTGTCAACGACAGCAGGAGGGGTAGGCTGATCAGCGTCAGCAGGGTCGGCCTGGATAACCTGGTCGAGGGCATGGGAACGCTCCTGGGATGCCTTGGTGGCAGCTGACACTTGGGATTGGATACGCGCTGTGCGGGCCTGGAGAGCCTCTACGCGGCCTTCTAGGGACTCGACCTGCCCACGGGTAGCGCTCAGGGCTTTGCTCGTCTGCCAGAGGCCCACAGAGAGGCCACTGAGGGCAGCCAGGAGGGCCAGCCCTACGGCGATACGATACAGAAGGGTCATGGTAGGTCACTCAGAAAGAGGGCACGGCGGTCTTTGTTACGCGCGGCGACACCGTAGCAGTTGTTCTTGCGGATAGAACAGTCTCTACCCTGCGCAAACTTCCACCTAGCGAACTGCTCGGCGGCTAATCTATCTTCTCCTCGGTTGACGAGGCGGAAGAGGGTGCTGGTTCGGCAGGCTCTTGCTCCGTACTGGAAACAGAAGTCCACGAGCGCATCGAACTGGGACTGGTAAAGCGCAACTGTAACGCCGCGTTGAACCGCGACCACGGCCCAGTGAGTGTCTTTGGCAAGAAGCTCATTGCATTCCTTGTCTGTGTAGTACCGAGACATGTCCACCCGTCCAGTATGCCCGGTGCATACGGTGGGAATGCCAACAGAGTCGAGGTACGGGATGTTCTCCGTACTCTCGTTGCTCTTAATGAACAGCAGGCCCGACGCACTTAGCGCCAGGACCGCTGCAAAGGCACGGACTTTAAGTCCGACAGACATTACGACAGTGTGATAGTGTCGGTCAGGACGAAGGACGCGCCCAGCCAATCAACGGTCACGGTCAGGATCACAGTACCCGCGCTGTCGCCAGACACAGTGACCACGAACTCGCCTGCACCGTCAGTGTAACCAGTCAGCGGGGATACAACCGGGTCAACCGAGGTGCCCGTTACGACCACAGTGATCGGGATACGGGGCGCTGGGTCGGTGTCCTCGTTCAGCACGGTGAAGGTAACAACGGACTCGGCTACACCATCCGCAGCGATGGCGTCAGGAACGGCCAGGGCAGAGGAGGCAAGCTCATCAGGAGTGCTGGCGGCGATGGTAGCGGTGCATTGAGCAGCGCAGTCAGCGAAGTACGTGGCCAGGGTAGCCAGGGTGTCGGCGTTGTTCCGACCGATGTTAATCTCGCCACGGCTGATAGCGTGAGCAGTCTCGTGGCGCAGGGTCTGGCCGTTGCTCAGGACACCGGGGGTCAGAAGGTTAGAAGCTCGCATGTTAAATCCTCTTACGAATGGTTGAAGCGAATCGTTGTACAGCATGTTGGTATCGCTTGTGGTTCAACGGATCAGCAGCCCACTCCGCGAACTTGCGGGCGGATAGGTCTGCTTCTTTGCGTTGTGCATCTTGCCCGAGGGCACCGATGAAGTACGCGATAGCTCCTGCCAGGGCGTCGAGCCGGTCGTCTTTGACCAAGGCCCCCCTGTCGCGGGTTACTTTCGTGAACTGGAACATCAGGGTGAACAGTTGTCGCTTGTCGGTCGGCTGGTGCGAAGTGCTAGCCCAGTCGTTAGTCAGGACATCCTCGTCGATCACGAGGGAGCCACGGCCCATCACAGGCTCGATAGTCTCGATGATCCGTAGCTCTTTCTGCCCTGTCTCGAAGACATCCTCTACGGCACACAGGCAGCCCTTCGCACGGAGCAATGGCAGCAGTACTTGTGTGTAGGCACCGTGGCCCATGTTCTTCTCGATGATCAGCTTGTCCGGGTTCCAGCGTACCACGGCATCCACGAGGGCACCTAGGTTATCCTCGCTGTACCCGCCAGGAAGGCCGCTGACAGCGCGTATGAAGATGTTGCCGTTGAGCTGGTCCACTACTGCGTAGGCAGTCTCATCTCCGTTCTTACCGCCACCAGCAGGGTCCACGCGCATGACACGGGCCGATGGTGGGGCAGTCTCCGGGGAGACGTACTGAGGAGACGACACGTCGAACTTGGTACTGCCGACTTGGTACTGCCGGCGATGCTCGTGGGACATACCTCGTACGAAGTTTACAGGCAGGCGCTCACCCAGGCGCATGACGACGAGGTTAACCGGCTTGAGCGGGTAACGCATCTCGTCGGTCAGCTTGGTGCTGAGCATGTGCTGTAGCTGGAAGAACGCCGCACCCTGCTTACGCTCCTTGTCGCACAGGGCGTCCTCGCCCAGCAGCTCCGGATCAGTCGGCTTGCCCTGCTTGCCGTCCATGCCGCCGTTAAGTGCCAGCTCGAAGTTAGCCTCTAGGCGTGTGCGGATGAACGGGGCGAGCATGTCGCCGTAGTTGTCCATCTGCTCGGTAGTAGGGTAACGGCCGGGCCAGATGCGCACAGTGAAGCCGGCCTGCGGCAGAGTGTTGTAGACCGAGGTGTCGGTCTGCGGCGTGCCCAGGTAAACGATGCGGCCTTTTTGTACGATAGACGCGAAGTCGCGCATGATACCAAGCAGCATCTCCCGCATCATAGCGGTCCGGCTGTTCTTCATGGACTCCACGTCATCCGCGATAAGCAGGTTAGCCCGCTTACCCTGGAGGTTGGAGGTGACACCAGCACAGGCTACAGACGGGGACTTGTTGATCCCCTTGAGCGAGTGGTGAATGTCGAACGCCTCGACTGACGTCCGATCACCTGCGGACTTATCCGGCCGCAAGCAATCTAGAATAGGGAAGTGCAGGATCAGCTTGACGATCAGCGTGCTAATCTCGTTAGCTTGCTTGCCGCCGGCCGACAGCACTAGGATAGCCCAGGTCGGATGATGGATCAGACACCACACCGCAAAGATCGCAGTGATGGTTGTCTTAGCCTGTGACCTCTGGGCCTGGACCATGATGTCCTTGGGGCCGAACTCCAAGAAGGCAGCTATGTCCTTCTGGAGTTCTGTAGCATTGAACCCGAGGAACTTAAGCGTGACGGACAGGAACGGGACGAACGCAGGGAACGTCTGTTGCAGCAGCCTGAGCTGATTCTCTCTCGGGTTACTCTTCATTGCATGTTACCGTAGCCGGGCATCTGCCGTTGGAAGTCGTTGATGATCGAGTCAAGCTCGGTGTCAGTGACCGTGCCCTCAGTCGCCTTACGCAGCTCCTTGGCCAAGTCCCGGACATCTCCGTCTTCCGCTGGGTCCGCCTGGACGTTGTTGTCCTTGAGGAACGCCCGGAGTACCGCAGCTTCCGCAGCGGACAACGGGATGATCTTGTCGTTCTCGTCGGTACGCTGCATCTGGTCCATCCAATACTGGGCGAACAGCTCGTGCAGCGTACCTAGCGTACTAGATTTTGCAGCCATTCTTCTTCTCCTTTCGGGCTTTAACCCGGTCGTAGATGTACCCCGCTGCTTGCAGCAGCACCCAGGCAATAGTTACCCATTGCAGGATGGTGCTGGCAGGCAGAGCCTGGAACCACTCCATGAAGCTGGCTCCGACTACCGCAGCAGGCGGGGTGTTCTTAATTACTACAGACACCGCGCTTGCTGCGTCAGTGGACATGGGTACTCCTGGTTACTGGTTGGAGATGCAAGAGCCCGAACACATGTACCTGCGCTCACGAATTGCAGGGACCGGCGCGGTGTTTCTGCGGTGGGTGTGTTGTGGTGCAATGAGTGTTCTGGATGTCAGGTTATTCGGAAGCGGGTTTAGGCGGGTTAGGCCGGCTTAACGTTCCTACTAGTTTCCATCCACCGCTTAGCCCCGACCTCGTTTATTACGAGTTCGAATTCCATGCGTCGTGCGCGGCCTGCTGCCTCATTGCCCATAACTACCGAAGTGGTGTTATTTAGGAGGAGGTTAGTGGCAGACAATGAAATGAAGTAAGTAGTGTCTGTGGTGTAAAGGATCAGAATCTGCCCCTCTTCACAGTTAGTAGTGTCTAGCACCACCCCGGTTCTGTTCGCGCCGTTAGGATTTAGAACGATGCGTCTGGCATCACTACAAGTTATGCTAGTAGAAACTGCAAGGTCGTGGGTTTTGTTAACCCCATTGTGCCAAAAAGTAGTTCCGGGCTTGCTCGCGATAAGCATACCGGTCTTTTCAGCCTTAAAGAACACATCGCGAAGTGCTATATGGAATGCTTGCGCGTCTAAACCGCTGTACCCATCGAGGCTGGTATTTAAGTCTGTGACCTTGTTGGTCGGGCTATCCCACTCTTGTGACCCGACTTCATTATTTTTAGCGCCACTACGGAATATAATCCCGTGTTCAAACCGCTCAATGTAGTTACCCCACATCTGATTAGAGAAAGCAAACGTGAACCCTAGCGCGCCGTCCCCGTAACCCCAATCAATACCGTTGCCCATGCCGAACGTAGCCGAGCTATGAGCCTGCAAAAGGTTCGCGAAAATCTGGTTGCCGACAATTGGGGTTGTGCCCGCCTGCACGGCTTCCCGAGAGAACCGCATAGTGCTTAGGCACTTGAGGTGGTTACGGGTAAATACGGAGGACGTGAGCGGCCCTTTAGACCAGATGCCTACAGTCGTCCCGATTACGCTAACCCCCTCGACATGGTTAGTGTATGCGTTAGCCACGGCCTGCATATCGAGGATCACGCCAACGCCAGAGTAGAGCTCATCGGTATGCCCGACAACCTCTACATGTATGTTGCTAATTCTAGTGCGCCTAGCTCCTAGCATCCGCAATGCTGTTGATACCTCATTCCCCGTTGTGGAGATTTTTAGCGATACCTCGAAATCCCCGTAGTCCGCGTATTCGAGTCCATTGGACGACGAAATAACATTTGCCGGCGCGTCGGCTGCGTCCTGAACAAACTTTGTTAGTCGCTTGCCTACACCCTTAAAGTGCTTGATATACGATGGGATTACTACCGGGGTAATGATGTTGAACGAGCCAGAGTGAACGTCCACGCCCTCAATATCGGTGTTAGCCATTAACGAGTTGAGCAGCGAACCGTTATCCGAAAGCGACTCCGACACGCCGAACCAGGCCGCGTTAACGACGTGCCTAGCCATGGAGGTGTGCGGATACACTCGCCGCCATCTGCCAGTGACAACCCCAGTGACCGCGATTACTAATCCGCCATCATCCACCGCTGTCGATGAAGCGTCCCAATAGAACGTGCCGGCGCCCAGGCCTGGCTCTTCCTCATACCAGCCAGTGAGCGAAATGGTGCGCCCATCTGTGTCACCAGGAAATCCACGGAGTTCAGAAATACTCGCCACTGATCGGAGGGCGCCACCCACGAGAGTAACGCCCTTCTCCGGATCAACGGCGTCCGCCAAATCCTGCCGCAAAACATCATCAGCCGAGAACAGGTTAAACAAATCCTCATCGCCGCCAACCCATGTGCCGGTGGTGGTAAACGGAATCGAGCTCGGGGCTGGCCGATAGAAAAACCCGTCTCGCGCCATGTACTGATTATATGTTGTGAATTCAAGCCCGCTAGTGTAGTCCCCTAGTGGCACGAAGCCGTTGGCCATGAAGCGGACGTTGTTGGCTTCGCGGTACGCCTCGAACTGCTCGGCGGACTCCTGTGCAGCAGCAGCAGAATCCTCGGCGGCCTGCGCAGAACCTGCGGCGAGTGCCAGCGTCTCAGCCGACACATTACCTGCACCTCGCGCAGCGTCCCGAGCTTCTTGTACAATGTACACAGCCTGCCGGTTAGCGAGGTCCAGGTCGCTGGCCCCCACCGACTGCAAGTCCTGGTAGTTCACCAGAGGGAAGCGGTTCTCCGTCTCCCGGTAGATTCGCAGCACTGTGCCTAGCGGCACTGCCGGCTCCACACGGATAGAGTTCAGGGACTCGAACAGGTAAGGGGTCTGTACGGTTACTTGGGCGTCGCCCTCACCCGTGATAAGTTCGGCGTGTACGTCAGCAGAGTCAATGTACGGCTTGGCGGTAGGACCGGCCCCTGGGTCCAAGCCCTCGAAGCTGAACTCCCATACAACAGTGGTACCATCGCCATTAAATGAGTTGCTGGCGAGGAAAGGTTGATCAGCCATGGTGGCTCCTAAATTCGTTTGTATTCCTGTAGATGGGTCAATAGGCCTTCCCTGGCCCATCGGTTATTCCGCGAAGGTATTGGCCACGGGGACCACGTATGGCAGGTTGCCCCCCGGCAGTGCCCGCGCCAAATCCCTCACGTCCTTCTCTTGTGCTGCCTTGACCGTCTGGTTGACGTAGCCGAGGGCAGGCACGTTATCCAGCACACCCTTACCGCCACCACGTACCCCTGTCATCTCGAAGCCGGCCAGTGCTGCGCCTGCGTCGAGGATGTCTGGAGCGAGGCCCGCCAGGGCCGTGTAGTTCAAGGTAGCCCGGCCCAGCATCTGAGGGCTGAGCTGCTTCTCCCTGTATTCCGCTGCGTCCTCCCGGCCCAAAGAGTTGGCGTAGACTCTAGCGGCGTGTACCGGCAGAGCTACCGCCATGCTGCCGATCAGTAGCCCCATTGCTTGAGCTGTGCCGTGCGTAACCGCCTGCCGCTTCCACTGCTTCTCCATAGCAACGATAGAGAACGACCGGAACTGGGTCAACAGCCGCAACAGGTCATCGTGCGCCCACTTGCCGGACTCCCCGATAAAGGTGCCCTGGATCATCTGGCGGCTGCCTCGGTGGATAGACTGCACAAGCTCGTTGACCGCACTGTCGTCGGTGGTCTTGAGCAGGTCCAGCCGCGTCAGGTTGCCGGCCTCGTCGAACTCCGCGATGTTAGGGAGTTGCGCACGCAGCCGCTCGATCAGCTCAGGATTAAGCCCGATGTCCAGCAGCGCCTTGTCGTCACCACCCTCACGGATGTAGCGCATGGATTTGTGTACGAGCTGGTCTGCCACACCCCGAACCTGGGCAGCGTGCATGTAGTGCCAGCCGCTGAGCCACGGCACGGCGTTAGCCCCGCCACGTACGATACGCTCGACCGCGTTAACGCTATCCCGACCGTAGATTCGGATGTCGTCTACCTCTTGGTGCGGGAACACAACACGATAGTCCTTGCCGATAGGCCCGCCTACTAGCTCCAGGGAGTCGATCATCGGATTGCTCTTGCCAGCTATAACGTCTGCGATGTGGGTCGGCATGTCCCGCACGTTCTTCATAGCACCTTGCACGCCAAGCACGCTGACCAAGTTAGAGGACTCGACGAACTGCGTGAAGGCCATGCCGCCCAGGCGGGACGCCCCGGTCACTAGCCGCAGCGCACCGAGGTAGCGATTGCCGGTGTTCGGCAGAGGCTTGCCCATGAACTCGGCAGCCACTTGGTCGAAGGCATCCATTTCCGCCCGTGTCGCACGCTGCCCATCCGGACCGTACTGCAAGGTCTTGCGAAGCATAGCCAAGCCCTGGCTTCCCATGATGTTGAACTTCGCCAGGGCAACCTCGCCTGCCGTGGTCTGAGCGTAGCGCAGGTACAGGCTCCGCTGGTCCTTGTCGAAGGCGTCATCCAGCTTGAACACTGAACCGTCCGGCAGGGTCACCTCCTCGGTCATGTCAAGGTCGAGCCGCTTCTTGGTACGAGAGGAACCACCACGGCTAAACCGCCCGAGCAGCAGCTCGATGTCAGCTTCCGGCACGTTCTTAGCCCGTAGGATGTCCTTGAGGATGTCAGCAGCTTGTGGGCTGGCTATGTTTGCGGGGACCGGAGTGCCGCCGTACGCCACCGTCCTGGCGCGCTCTAGGTAGCGGGCAGAGACTTCGCGGGCCAACACCTTGTCGTCCCACTGGTTCTCCAACTGCCGGTAGATTGCGTTGCTCAGTGCCTCCTTCTGCGCGTTCGGCGCACGGTACAGCCACGACGGACTGATCCGCCGTTCCACGTAGCCGGCACTTTGCAGCTCCTTGAGGCGATCCGAGCCAATGGTGCCGGCTCGTATGTGATCCCGTCGCATCAGGTCGTAGCCCTCATCGAGCGCGTCGGCTGCTCCCTTGACGTTGGCGTCCTGTGTGATGCTGCGCCCGTCAAGCCTAGCCTTACGCTCAGCGTCAACCAGTAGGTCAAAGCGCTCCTCGTGCTTGCGGCTCAGCATGTCACCTACCTTTCCGCCACCCTGCTGGTTACGCCAAGCCGAGTAGTGGTCTTGGAACTTGGCCAGTGGCTCCTTGTAGGTCCGCAGACGCAGCTCTCGGGTGATGGCCGCCGTGGCGCGCCGGGCACCTGCACCCCCTGTGGTGGACTCAAGCAGGGTGCCGGCAATAGCGCGGGCTAGCGGGTTAGCTGAGCGTGCCAGTTGCAGGCCACTCGATGCCAGCCAGGAAGCCTTGGCCATGATGCTGTCCAGGCGCTCAAGGTTCTGAGGGTTACGAACCCCCCAGTCCTCGGCCCAGGAAGCCAGCTCGCCCATCAGCTTGCGGTCGGCGGCGTTCTCTACCTGGGAGGCGTCCATGCCCCAGCGGCGTTCCGCGTCCATACGAACGTCAGCCGGCCGCAGGATGTCATCGATCGGTGCTACCTTTGGTGCGCCTTCCACACCCTCGGCACCTACCAAGTCCTTCTCCTCGAAGCGCGGCAGCGGGCGGTCACCGGTCGGCACATCAGCCAGGGCAATCTCGTGTGCCCGGTTGATCCGCTCACGCTGGATGTCGTCGGTGGCGGTACGGATTTGCTCCGGTGTGGCACCCTCTCCTGCACGGGCCTGTGCTTGCGCATACAGGTCGTGGTTCTGGCGCATGGCCTCTGCCATAACCTCGTCCGCATCGGCCTTGGTGGCGGCTGCTGCGACCTCCGGCGGGGTCTTTGGACCGCCTGCCCCGATCAGGTTAAGCTGCCCGAAGGCTACCCCGAAGGCAGCGGCGTACACGTAGTCGGCCTGGGTCACATGCCCGCCAGCGGCGTCCAGGGTAGCCTCGTACAGCACGTTGCCAACGGCACCCTCTGCCCCGGCCAGCACCGCAGCACGCCCTAGCTGGCCCTGTTGGGCCGCCACACGGGCACCCACACCGCCGAGCTGGGCTACCTTACCCACGCCCAGGCCCATGGCCCAGCCTACCGGGTCAAGGATGCCCCCAGTCAGGCCAGCGGCAACCGCCATGCCAGTGCCGTGCGCCCCAAGCTCTTTGAGCCGGTCCCGCTTCTCGTTCACGATACCTGTGCGCCACGTCAGGTCTTCCTCGCTGACGGCCTCGCGCAGATACTGGCGGTCTTCCTCCACCAGCCCCGCCTCAGCCCGGTCCCGTACCTCCATGTAGTCGAATGCGGGGTCGGTCGCGAACTCCTCCTTGTCGAAGGTGCGGATCAGGTGAGGGACAGCGGTCAGCTCCGAGAACGCAGAGCCTACTTGGTCGAGAAAGCTGGTGCTGTCCGCGAATGCCTTGGCTTCCTGCTGCCGGTCCTCGTATCCCGCGAGACTGGCACCCAGGTCGAAGATACCGCCAGCCGGGGCCACGGATTCGATGTATTCGTCCGTAGCTTCTGGCAGATTGCCGATCACAGCCTGATGTGCCTTGTGACCACGGGACAACACTGTGTTATCGTCTTCACCCAGGTCGATGGACGCTGACATCACGCTAGCCGTAGCCGTAGCCAGGGCGCGGTTCTCCATCGGGGTCAGCTTGGCGCTCTTTCCGCCGGATTTGCCAGCTGCTTTCGGGATCAGTGTAGAAAGCTTGCCGTAGTCGGTGGGCCGGGTCTGGTCTGTAGCGGAATCATGGGTGCTGGGTACTACTGGTCCTACTATTACGTCTGCCATCAGGTGTCTCCGTTGTAATGGGCACTACGCTAGCCCCGTTACCAGGGCTAGAATGCTGCTCACTCCTTGAATTTAGGGGATTGCTCGTACTTCTTGCGCAGATCGCGGCTGTCCATGCGGAACATCGTGGACTTGCCGTCTGGTGACACCACGGTTACAGCCAGCGTGCCATAGGTCTTGCCAGTTTCCGGGTCGACCTGGTCAGGTAGCCGGATAATGGTAGGGTCCGGGGCGTCCGCCCATGCCCTGTCCCATGCCCGCTTGCCGGCCAGCATCGGCCCGAGGGTCGCGATGTCTGCGGCCAGTCGCAGGTCACCGTCGATACCCGGCACGTCAATCGTAACGCCGTTCTTACCAGCTTCCTCGACCAGCGCCTCTGTGAAGAACACGCCCGTGGCCGTGGGATCGGCCCCGATCAGGGCGGCGATAGGCTGGCGGTCTGGCGACTTCGGGTAAGCGTAGCTACCGAGTACGTCAACTTCCTGCTTGGTCACGTCCATAGCGATGGCGATAGTGGCCTCGTCGCCTAGCGTCAGGTTGTTGCCCAGCAGGTCGTAGTTACGGCCAATGCGGTCAGTGATCAGCCGTTGCGCGGAGGGCGACAGGGGCTTATCGCCCAGCAACTCCCCGATCCAGCCCGCTCCCTGGCCCTGTACTACCTTGTCGATCTTGCTGGTCACGTCATCGTCAGTTGACTTGCGGCCTTTCTGCAAAGGCTGCCCGAATGCCACCTGAAACGCAATCTCCTCCGGCATATCCGTCTGCAATAGGCTGTCGTACTTGATCATACGGATGCCGTCGTCTTCCCCCAGGTAGGCCAGCGCTGCTGCCTTGCCTCCCGGCTTGTCCATGATAGCCTTGGTGAGCTGGTACGTGTTACGGAGGGCACCGCCTGGGTGGCCTTCCAGCTTGGCTACCCGCATACCGGCCTGGACATCGTTCTGCAACATCCGATTAACGAACCCTGCGCCAGTGTTGTAGTTCTCCACTACCCCAGTAGCCCAGTCAGCACCGCTAGCCATGTCAGTACGGATGGCGCTGTAGCTGGCGACGTTGAAGTCCTCCAGTTTATGCCCTGCCCATACCGCGTTGCTGCCTGCGCCAGCACGCCACAGCTCCAGAGCCTCCTGCTGCAAGCCCAGTTTGGCCTGCACCTTTGAGGAGTCTTCCTGCCGCTTCTCCTGCTTCTTGTACAGGGCGGCGTAGTTGCCTGCCAGGGCCGACGAGAACTCCTTACGTGTGAACAGGTCGCCTTCGATCCCGGTGCTAGCTCGGAAAATCTCGTTCATCCTGCCGACTTCCTGGGCCACCTGCGCGGGACTCATTACCCCGGCACGAGCGCGGCCCTTCAACTCCCCGATAGCTGCGCCGAACTCAAGGAACCCTTCCCGCTCGCGAGTCCGTGCCTCGTACTTCACTCGTGCGTCTAGCAGCTTGGTCTTGACTTCAACCGGGGCTGAGTCGAGCAAGCCCGAGCTGAACACAACTCCGGCGTAGTGGTGGTTGCCATCTGCCATTGCAGCAGTCGTGGCCTCCTCTACCGCCGCCCAGTAGGACTCCGGCGACTGGCCGGCCAGCGGGATCAGGCTCTGTGCGGCGCGGGTCTGTAGCGTGGCGAAGTCCTTCTCGCTCAGCGTCCCCTCTCGCCGCTGCCGGCTAGCTGCCTGAAATGCGCCAGCCGAACTGGTCATCATCCCTGCAACCTGCTGCTGCATGGTGGTCTGAGTCCACTTGTAGTGGGCCTTGGTGTGGGCCTTATAGAAGTCCCCACTAGACTCGACCATCTTCTGCTGGATCACAGCGTCCGTGGCCGCGTCACCCGTCAGGAAGTTCAGCATCTTGCCGTTTACTTCCCTGCCGATGTCCTCCTGACTCATGGTCTGTAGGCGGGGCATGTCCGCGTACAGATTCTGCGTGTACTTGTCTACCTGACTGATCTGCGCAATCGTCTGAGCACCGCGGACTTCGGCGGACGGTCCGAAGATGTTGGTGTACCAGGGCTGCTCGTCGATGATGTCCTTGAGTGCGTCACCTTGGGCTACCCGCTGGGCACCCACTAGGAACTGCTCGGTCTGCCGCTTCTCAACCGCCTTGTTCAACACGGCCCCGCCCAGGCTCATCACTAGGTCCATCGTAGAAGTGTCTACCTCTACGTTCTGCTGGGCCTGCGGGTTAAACACCTGTACCTGGGCGCTCGGCGCAAGCCGCCCGAGCTGCGGGGCGATGGTAGATAGCTGTACCGGCGCCGCAGGCTGTACGGCGTAACTAGGTGACTCTGCCATTACATATTCCTCACGAATGCCGGGTTATTGGTAAGCGGTGCGGCCTGCCCTTGCAGGTTGACCTCTCCGCGAGTCGAGCCTAAGCCCCCGTAGGCGGCGTAAGCCTGGGCGAACTGCATCGCCGCCTGCCCTACTACCTGCCCCGTGCTAGGCACGTTGATCTTCTGGGCCTGGACCTCGAACTGGTTGATGTTGTCGATAACCGGCGACAGGTCTAGGCCGAGGATCATAGCGTCCACCTGTTGCTCTCGCTGCTGGCGTAGGCCAAAGTCCTGTTGCTCCTCTTGCCGTGTGATCTGCTGCTCGATCTGCGCTCGGCGAAGCTCAGAGGTCGCCCGTAGTACGTCCGCCGTGTTGCCACGAACGCCTATGGCGGACTGCCGGGCAAACAGCGCCCCTGCGTCCTCCGCTGCCTGGATACGGCGGCTCACGCCACCCAGTACCGTGGACTCTTGGAATCGCAGGATGTTGCCAGTGGTCGCATCGATAGCGTCTCCGGCGTTCTCAAGCATGACTTGGTTCTGGCGTGACTGCATGTAGCGGCTGAGCGAGGTCTGCGCACCCTCGACTTGGTTACGAGCCTCGCGCAGAATGTTCTGGACCTTGGCGTTGCTTTTGGCTGTAGTTTCGGCAGCCTTGGCTTCGCCCTTCTTGCCCATCGCACCGCCTAGCGCCATCGCCCCCATGATAATGAGAGGGATCATAGTTACTCCTTGCGTGAAGTGAAGAACTGGCCTGACCACTCCACGCTGGAAATAGTCATAGGGAGCCAGTTGCGCGAGAAAAGCCGCAGGCGGAAGTCTCGGACTTCCCGCATGATTGGTATAGTTAGTGAGTACGTCTCTGCGATTGCCTGTGTATTGAGCGCCCATTCACCGAGGGCGCGGGCTACCCAGTCAGTGCCTACTACCTCTAGCTCCTGGGCTTCGGTACGTCCACGAGTGCCGGCCCGAAGGGCGGACGAGTCGGCCATGGTCACTACGTACTTGGTCATGACTAGCCGGCCGGCCAGAACGGCCTTGTCCTTCCGGTCACGGATGTACGGCGCGGTCGGCTCTACACTGGAGTCGTACAACGTACCGGCTAGTGCGATGCTTTCCAAAGCTGGAAGGCTGGTAAACAACACCTCGGCAGTCTCCAGCTCCCTACCGATCAGCCGGTACACCCCGGCATCCTCGCCGACTGCTACAACACTGTTGGCCTCCCCCACCCACCCTTGCTCAATCGTACCGCCCGCAGTCCATAGCCGCTGGCTGTCAATGTACGGAGCGTCTGCAAGCTGCGGCTCCCGCGAGAACTGGTCCAGCACCAGGGCTACACCATTGGCGCCGTCCCGAAGCGTAAGGGAGTACACGGTACTCTCGTGAGTAGTGATGCCAACCATTACCCCTAGCGACGCATCCCACTCCCACCGGCTCCACGAGTCGAACAGGCGCTGCTGCTCTGCTGCTGTATCGAGGTAGCTGTAAACGAACAGGCCGTTCGGTTGCTCCTTGGTCCGAATGAACAGCATTGATGGGGAGGTCAGTGCCGCAATCTGGCGTGGAGTCCCGCGCAGGTAGCCGTCAAGCTGGGTACTAACGTCGAAGGCATCGAAGCTATCCGCGTAGGCACCAGTCTGCATCTGCTGGATGGTCAGGCGGTTGGTCCGCTGCTGTGCGAAGAACACCAGGTTCCCCGATGCAGTGGGCGGTGCCACCGTGGCGTCCTCGTGTGCGGACTGCACCGCGATGAAGGCGTTATGTGGAGTGATCACCTCGCGACCGGGAAGGGCGTACTGCTGCCGCATCCCAAACAGCAGGAGGCTCCGGTCGATCTGAACGCCTGCTGACACCACGTCTCCGTCGCTGCCCTCAGCGAACATCTCGATAGGGTCGTCATCGGCCACCGTCAGTGCAGACGCATTGAAGAAGTTGAAGTAGTCACCCGACTTGGACAGGAACACGATGGCCCCGGTAACGATCATCAGGCGGTCTTGAAACGGGCGCAGGTACGTGATCGGCGCGCCTAGGAACTCCGGCTTAGGGTGCGAGTCAAGGTCGCCGGCACCAGAGGACTCGAAGCGGGGCACGTCTACCAACCCGCTGACTGTCTCCAGTAGCGCCGCTGTTGACGCAATGTACAGCGTGTTACCGACGATGGCTCCGAGCAGGAACACCACGTTCGGGGTGATCTTGACGCCTGCGGTTTCCTTCCACACTACCTCTCGGAAGCCTGTGAGGCCTGGTGTCTTCGACTCGGCCACGACGTAGTAGCTAGGGCTAGTTGCCTGCCCTGTCTGGCGTGGAGTCACTCGGACCACCTTACCAACAGTGTGCAGGTCGCTGAGGTCGGCCACAGTCTCAATCTCTTGAGCGATGGCTTTGATCAAATTGCCGTCTCCAGAGTCGTCTACCGTGACGTTGATGTAGCCCGTAAGCCGCAGGTGCGCGGCGGTTCGAACTACCGACACCCCGGCGGCAGCAAGGAGTAGCCGTAGTTGCTCGGCTACGTTCTCCGGCTGGATGGCCGAGGCTGCCGATGCAATGTGCTGGTTAACCGCAGTCTGGTACGCGTACACACGGTCATTGACTTTCTTCTGGTAGTCCGGGTCGCTAGTCAGCAGGTCGGAGGTATCAAGTACGCCTTCATAGTAGCTAGCCGGAGTGGTGTATTCCACTGTGACTACCGAGCCAACGGCAGGGTATGCATTGACTGTGAACTTACGGCTGTACGCACCGCCTTTTACCCATACAACCGACTGCTCGGCAGTGGCTGCGAGCTGGTCGACAGAGGTATAGGTAGTGTCACGGCCAGTAACGGCTAGGGCCAAGAACTTACCAACCGGCGAAACAGCAGAGAGGCCCAGTTCCAGTCCGGTAAGGGCTACAGTGTCAGCCTCCCCCACCGCCACGTCCATGATAGTGGCCTCGTCTTTGTTAATACATACTACGCTTGGCAGTGTGGAGCCTAGAGGCTTAGCCCCAGTGCGGTACATCAGCGAGTACGTTAATCCCCCGATTGAGAAGCTGCTCTCAGCGAAGTCGCTCGCGTCCTCGATACTTGCAGCGGAGTACGCAGTGTCTGGCACCAGCTTCTCGTCGCGCATTACTGATCCTGGGCGACGAGCAAGCCCCCGCACTGGGTCAGATATGATGTTCACCTGCTCCCAGTGCTGTCCTGGGAGTCGGTCGTGTGCTACTTGTTCGGACACGCCACGAATTAAGGACTCGAAAGAGCCTGATCGTTTTCCCATGGGTTAGCTCCAGCGGCCATCCACACCAGTGTGGAAGCGGTTCTGTTGAAGGGTGACGCCAGTGTCGCCGTCTTGCAGCATGTTGGCGCGTACAGACCGGATATGCTCGGCCATCAGCAGGGCGCGGGCCTCGTTGTATTCCATGTGCGCTTGTTCGATCTTAGCCTTGTCGCCGTCGTAGGACTGTTGGAAGTATTTGACGGTGCTGGCTTTGATCATACGGGCTGCATGGTACGGGCAGTCTTCCAGCGGTAGGAGGCGGATGAGCGCTACTGTTACTACACGAGTGCCGGTAAGGTAAACCCCGTTACGGTTGTCGTACAGCCGGCGACCACGGAGACTAACCCAGGGCGGGTTAACGTCAGTGGCCAAGCCTAGCGTGTCTGCGGGGAGGTAATACTCACCGTCCGTGTTGGGGTTAATCTTGACGACTTCGGAGTTGAAGTACCACCCGAAGGATTGCTCTGCCGGTAGCTGATTACTCAGGGCTTCCTTGGCAGAGGTGATGAAGACGTTGTCCGCGTCTGCGGAGTTAACGGGTGCTTCGCCCATAGAGGCCAAGCACGAGTTGATTACGGTCAGTTCAGTGATCAGCACGGCTAATCCTCCATACGCGAAAAAGCCCCCGCTGCGCGAGGCAAGCGGGGGCTAGGGTTTA